GCGGGTCTAGCGGGTGCAGCAGCAGCATTTGCTGATGGCGGCATCATGACACAAGACGGGCCAATGCCACTCAAACGGTATGCGTATGGTGGTATTGCTAACAGTCCGCAGTTAGCTATGTTCGGGGAGGGCAGTAAGCCTGAAGCATACGTGCCACTGCCTGACGGTCGGTCAATACCTGTTACTATACAAAGCCCCATAAAGAATAGCGATAACAAGACTACTATCAATAACATCAGTGTTACCGTTAGCAGTGATTCGACCCAGTCACAGGGCAGTGATTCAAAGTCTCGTAGATTGGGTGAAGAACTGGCATTGAAAATACAGCAAGAAATTATCAGACAACAACGTCCTGGAGGTCTATTAGCATAATGGCAACATTCACCTATGTTCCTGACTACGGCGCAACCAGAGATCATGCTCCAGTCGTTCGTTCTGTTAAGTTCTCAGATGGTTACGAACAGCGGGTAGCATACGGGCTTAATACTAACCTGCAAAAGTGGTCGTTGAACTTTACTGCAAGAACCGATGTTGAGATTGACAATATCCTAGATTTTCTTGATGCACGGAACGGCGTTGAGTCATTTGACTGGACTACACCAGATAATGTTAGCGGTAAAAAGTGGGTGTGTCGCACATGGCAAAAACAAATGACTGCCTTTAATATTAATAGCGTAAATGCCACATTTGAAGAGGTAATGGCATGAGCATTATCCATGCTGAACTACAAAAGTTGGCACCATCAGCAGTCATTGAATTATATCAATTACAGTTATTCCCATCGATACATGGCGTTACTGTAGGAGTAGACGACATCTATCGGTTTCATGCAGGAACTAATGAGCTAAATTCAGACATTGTTTGGGCTGGCAATACCTATACTCGCTATCCAGTAGAAGCAACGGGCTTTGAATATACTGGCTCTGGACAGCTACCACGACCAACATTGACAGTAGCAAACGTGACAGGATTAATAACAGCATTGTTACTATTGGTTAACGACTTTAACCCTGGCAACGACTTGATTAAATCAAAATTTACACGGATTAGGACACAGGCAAAATTTTTAGATGCCGTCAACTTCAGCTCAGGCACTAACCCAAATGCAAATCCTAGTGCTGAATGGCCACAGGAGATTTATTTTATTGAGCAAAAGGTTCTTGAAAATAGAGACATAGTGCAATTTGAAATGGTGTCATCCTTCGATATGGTTGGAGTACGCTGCCCAGGTCGGCAAACAATTGAAAATACCTGTCAGTGGATTTATCGCAGTGCGGAGTGTTCATATACTGGTACTAATTATTTTGATGTAAATGACGTACCAGTCGCTACTTTGGCATTAGACAAATGTGGGCTGCGGTTGTCGTCTTGCCGTAAACGTTTTGGGCAAAACGCTCAATTGCCATTTGGATCATTTCCAGGACTAGGAGGATTTGCATGATTGACTTTGTAAAGGATGACATATTCAAACACGCTAAACGTGATCCATATCGTGAGTGCTGCGGTCTCGTCATTGTATTTAAGGGACGGTATCGGTATATACCATGTAGGAATCTAAGTGAATTACCACAGTCTAATTTTTTTCTAGACCCTATGGATTGGGTGCGGGCAGAGGAACAAGGAAAAATTGTTGCAGTTGTTCATTCACACGTACAGGGCGTACTGGAACCATCAGATACCGACCGAACTGCCTGCGAGCAAACACAAGTTCCATGGATAATCTGTAACCCTAATACAGATGAAATAATCCAATTTGAGCCATGCGGATATGTTGCTCCATTGGTCGGACGACATTACTGTTATGGCATACATGACTGCTATACATTAGCTCGTGACTATCTAAAGCAAAAGGGTATACCATTGTTGCAGTTCCCACGGTTAGAACCGACTGAAGCATTTGCGACTGGGCAGTATGGGTTTAATGATGAAAACTTTAAGAAAACACATTTGCGTACAATAGACATAAGTGAATTGCAACCAAACGACTTCATAGTGTTTTCAATGTCTAAACCATATAATCATTGCGGCGTGTACATGGGCGACCAACGTATCATACATCATCTACATAGTAGACTGAGCAGTATTGATATTTATGGCGGATATTATATTAAACAAACCGAGAGGTGTCTTCGTTATGATGCGAACTATTAAACTGTATGGTCGATTGGCAGACATGGTTGGGCAGCGTGTGTTTACTATATATGCTCGCACTGTACAAGATGCTGCTAAATTTATATGCTGCAATTTTCCACATATCGCTCAGAAGTTTATTGATGACAGTTACCACGTAATTGTAGGTGGTAAATCAATAAGCGACTCTGAAGTAACTGATCCGCTTTCTAGTGAAGATATTTTGTTTATACCAATCATCCAAGGTGCTGGTGGACTTTGGAGAGCAATTGCTGGAGTAGTGTTAATTGCAGCCGCAATCTTTTTCCCACCTCTTGCATTTATTGCTACTCCTTTAATTGGGATTGGTGCCTCGTTGGTAATTAGTGGTGTCTCCCAATTGTTGGCTCCAGTACCACCGACGTTTACTCCGACATCGGCAGGATTAAGTAATGCTGGCAATAGAGTTAATGCAAATGCGGGTTCTGCTTCAACTACTACATCTACTTCAGATGACAAAAGCAGCCCACGGTCAACAGGGTTTTCAAATATCTCTAATGTTAGCCGTCAAGGTCTTGCAATACCGATACAGTACGGAGAGATATTGGTGGGTAGTATACCAATTTCAATTGGGCAGCAAACGACGAATAGGGTATAGCTATGATTGAGGACAACTTAAATATTATTATAGCTGGTAGTAGTGATGCGCCACCACCACCACCACCACCACCTCCACCACCACCACCACAGGGTTTCTATGTAGAAAACCCGTATGTTCCACCTGTGCAGGAGGTGTACAGACCTACTGAGCAGGCTAATAATTTACTGTCTGACTCAGTATTGCAGGTAGTCGATTTAATTGGAGAAGGTGAAATATACGGATTAAAGGATGGACTAAAAAGCGTTTTCGTGAATGATACACCAGTCGAGAATGCAGACGGTAGTCGAAATATTGCAATTAGCAGGCACGAGCAACGAACTGGCACGCAAATACAAACGTATATTGACGGATTTGATGATGTTAGAAATGAAGTATCAGTTGATATACCAGTTAAAATTTCTCCTGGTCCTGTTGTTAAAACAATAGTTGACACAACAATTGATGAGGTATGGGTGCGGATTGGTGTAAGTGCGCTGCAACAACAAACTGAAAGGGGCGATATTGTTGGAACAGCCGTGTCATTACGGATTGAACGTCAATATAATGCTGGCGCATATCAAACGGTTATCGAAGACACTATCTCTGGGAAGACCAATACATTATATGAGAAGTCGTATGTTGTACCAATTGCAGGTGCATTTCCAGTAAATATCAGGGTCACACGGTTGACACCAGACAGTAGTGTAAACACGTTGCAAAACGCATTTAATTGGGCAAGCTATGTTGAGGTCACTAATGTCAAACTAGCATATCCCAACTCTGCACTACAGGCATTCAGACTACTGTCAACGCAGCTCACCTCAATACCAAATCGTTCATACCTGATTCGTGGCATAAAGGTACAACTGCCTAATAATGCAACTGTTGACCAAACAAATGGGCGTGTAACTTATGCTGGCGTGTGGACTGGTACATTTGGTGCTGCTCAATGGTGCGCTGATCCAGCGTGGTGCCTGTGGGACTTGCTAACAAACACGAGGTACGGATTTGGCAAGTTTCTGGATAGTAATCAATTAGACCGATACTCATTTTATGCAGCATCTCAATATTGTAATGAACTCGTTTCAAATGGTAGGGGTGGAACTGAACCACGGTTTCAGCTAAATATTAATATTGACTCCACATCAGAAGCATATACGGCAATCAATGATTTATTAAGTGTGTTCCGTTGTATGGGCTACTGGGCGGCAGGGCAGTTGGAGCTTGTACAAGATGCACCAACTACTACTAGCTATATATTTACTGCTGCCAATGTTGTTGAAGGGAAATTTACATATCGTGGCGCAGCATTAAAGGTGCGGGCAACCCTCGTAATTGTGCAATGGTATGACATGGTACAACGGCAAACAGCGTATGAGTATGTTACAGATGTAGACGGTATTGCAAAATATGGTGTAATTACAAAAGAAATTAAAGCAATTGGAACAACATCACAGTCCCAAGCGCATAGACTAGGCAAGTGGATGTTGTTTACTGACAAATTTGAGTCAGAAATAGTTGAGTTTGAAGTTGGTCTAGAATCTGGTGTAATTGTGCGACCTGGCATGGTAATTGGAATAGCTGACCCAGTTCGCGCTGGTACACGTCAGGGTGGCAGGATAACAGCAGCAACAACAACATCAATAACAGTTGATAGTTATAGATCACTTGGTGCAAGCCCAACACTGACTATAATCCTCCCTGACGGTACAACAGAGGAACGAGCTGTATTAGCAGGAGACGCAAACACAAAGACATATACTACAAACGCATTTAGCACAACACCAGCGGTTAATGCTGTGTGGATACTACAATCATCAGCAGTGCAAACACAGCTATTTAGAGTAGTAGGAATTAAAGAGAATGCTCAGGAGCAGTCAACGTACACAGTAAATGCGTTGGCATATAACCCTGGCAAGTTCGCTAATGTTGAAAAGGACATAACATTGTCTCCACGACGTATATCAGAATTAACACTACCACCTGATCCTCCAGAAAACATTACAATTACCGAAAAATTATACTTAGAACGTCAGACAGTAAAAGTACAGGTCAACATTGGATGGATACATAGTGAACGAGCCGCACGATATGCAATTAAATATCGTGTAGATAGCAATAACTGGGTTAACTTACCACAACAGTCGCAACCTTCAGTTACCCTAAATGATGCACTGACTGGACTATATACAGTTGAAATTACAGCAATTTCTATCCTTAACAAACTATCAAGAACTGCTAGTTCACAAATAATGGTGTTTGGACTTGCAATTCCTCCCGCTAACGTAACTGGATTTAATGCAACTGCTAACACTGGCACACTTAACCTGTCATGGAATGAACCAACCGACCTAGATGTTTTGTACGGTGGGTATACACGCATAAAGTGGTCTGCACTTACATCTGGCGGCGCTTATGCCAGTGCTGTTGACTTAGTACAAGTGCATGGTCGCATAACGCAAGTAGCAGTAGATGGAAGAACTGGAACGTACTTTGCAAAATTCGTAGACAGCACTGGGCAAGAGTCGGTGACTGCTGCTGCTATATCGACGACTATTCCTACAATGTTGGATCTCAATGTTGTAAACACACAAACTGAGCATCCTACGTTTAGCGGCACAAAAACTGATTGTTTTGTTTCGAGCAGTCCAAGCGGACTAGCAATTGAAGGGGCTACCCTGTTTGAAAATTATGCAGATGTTGACCTAATCAATGATTTTGACTATGAAGGCGGCGTTAAGATAACGACTGCTGTTTATAATTTTGCGAATACTTATGTTGATCTTGGAGCAACATATACAAGTCGTTGTACTGCTGATCTGCGAGTTACTGCATTCCTGACAAATTACTTCTGGGACTCTATTGACAGCCTAGATGATGCTTCAACTATTGATGGCAATGCTGAACCGTTCACAACTGCTAACCTGTTTGTTCGTACCACTACCGCTGACCCATCAACGATTCTCAGTTTCTTTGACTTAATTTCAGATGTTGACAATATTGCCAATGTTGACACGTCTGGTACAAACGTCGGCACTGGTGCTTGGGGAGAATGGGCACGGTTTAGTATTGCTGATTATATTGCTCGTGCGTTTCAGTTTAAGTTGGAGCTAACTACAACTAATCCACTGGCTAATATAGCTGTCACCCATTGCAGTGTTACAATTGATATGCCTGACCGTGTTATGGCGCAGAATAATATTGTGTCAACCTCACCCTATTCAGTCGTATTTCCTGTACCATTTTTCGCTACTCCAGCAGTTGGTATTGGTATGGATAACGGTACGCAGGGCGATTTCTATGTAATCACCGCAAAAAGTGGTACTGGGTTTACAATACAATTTAAGAACGCTGCTGGCAATAATGTTAACAGGACGTTTGATTACATTGCAAAAGGATATTAACTATGTCAACGCATGATTATATTATAGACAATGGTACTGGAGCAGCGGTAAGGTCTGACCTGAATAATGCCTTAAATGCTGTTGCTACTACTAACAGTGTGGCTGGCACTCCAGCGACTACCTATGCTTATCAGATATTTCATGACACGTCTGCAAACCAAGGGCTGAAGCAACGTGACGGCTCTAATGCAACAAGTAATGGATTGTTGTTGTATCGTCCGCTCGTTAGGGATGGCATCTATGATCCTGCCAACGTAACATTAGAAACGATGAAGTTTGCGGGTGTTGCATCAGCAGTAAACGAGTTGACCGCCACCAATGCCATTACTGGCAGCGCTCCTGTACTTAGTGCTACTGGTGATGATACAAACATTAACCTAACGCTGACTCCGAAGGGCACGGGTTCCGTATTCGTACCTGCTGGTACTACAACTAATCCATCCGTTAGCCTATC